GAGCCGTCGAAATCTAAGAGTAAGGTTTCGCCGTTAGACATAGTGACTGCTGAAGGAAGAGTATAATAAGCGATTAATTTATCGCCAGTAGAGGCATCGTCGTAAATATAGACATACTGAAATGGACCGACTGAGCCAGAAGCGGTTAAGGTAAGGTCAGACAATACTAGTTTGTAAGTTCCACTAGTCTGAGCAGATGAGGAAACAGTCAAAACCCTGCTAGAAAGGTTGGTGTATGAAATCTGAGTTAGGTCGGCTAGTTCGTCCCAAGTAGATGTGTGAGCTGTGTTGGTTAGAGCAATGGTTAGTCCAGTGCCAGCAAGATTAATTAATCCCTCAGCCAAGTTCTCAACAAATGAGTCAATTTTTGTATAAGTTGCCATATTTTATTTAAAGGTTTGCCTAGCTCTATTAATGGTAGGCTTAATGTCTTTCCACCTTTTGTTATAATATTTTTTAATATTGTCCTCTAATTTCAAATAATCCTGAATATAAACAGCTAGTGTCGGGCTGTTAGGTTGTTTAACCTTGAGCCAATCAATAGCCATACCTAATGGAATAATCTGGTGATAAGGGGAAGCAAAGCCGGGGGTCTTAGTAGTGTCGGAAGTGGCAAAGTCTGATGAAGCTCGGTCGAAATAGACCTTCAGTGACGAGTCTTGGGTGTAGTCAGGAGCTGGAAATAGCTCAATCGTATTCCCGATTAAGCGGTAATATTTAGGCTGTCCGTTAGTCTTCATAAACTCATCAACAGCCTCACTTACCAGCATTTCCTTAGTGATTGGTGTCAGTGAATACCACAAACCATAAACGTCTAAAAACTCTACACGCTGAACAGTCAGAGCAGTTGATGGAATAGAGTATTTAGCAGTTCCACTAGTGATGTTGGTCGTAGCTTGTGGCAAGTCAGTTTGGTTTCCGTCATCATACTGCCAATTACCATTAGACATAAAGATTGTATGCCAAACTTTATGACCATTGTTATTAGCCAAGACAGTAAATTCTTTAAGTTTAGTTGTGTCACCAGATACGGTGGTATAACCAAGGTCTGTCAGCCTCTCAGCCTCTTGGATTATACCTGTATTGTTGCTTGCGTCTGAAAATTGCATAAAATTAATTTAAAGCTCTCATTATTTCTTTCTCAGCTACTTCATCGCTCAAACCATTGACAGCAGAAACGCAAACATATTTTCCGTTTAGTTGTCCATAATATGCTTTTTCATTGCCAGCAGAATATTGCAACTTCTTCCTATCATCAAATATAATTGGCAAATCTTTGTCGTAAAAAATAATTTCAAACATATAAATATTATAGCACAATATCTACAACTCAAATAGTCCTGTAATTAGCTTATCTTCTTCAGGGCTAAGTATGTATGAATATGACCATATTGAGCGGTGATTTTAAACTCGGAATTAACAACAAACCCAAAGTTATTTAATTTTTTGATAAATTCGTCTTTATTCCAATACCTCACGTGAAGACAGCTGTTTTTATCATCTCCCTCTAAAATATCAATGACAGCTCCTTGCTTTGTGTGACTGGCTATGTCTTTAAGACAATCATCAACCTGCTCCAGTAGGCAGTGGGTGAATACACTTAGAGAAATGCAGAAGTCTTTAGGCTCACACTTTAATTTACCTACTTCTAAAACGTCAAATTTCTTGTCTGGAAAATGCTTTCTGGCTAAGTCAATAGCCTTTGGAATAATATCAACACCATAATAATCATCAACTTTCAGTCCTACGCACATAGCACCCCAGCCACAGCCATAATCAAGCAAAGACATACCGTCTTTAAAACCGCCCTTAACTGGTATTTCGTAGTATTCTTGACTCCTAGTGTAGTCAGCTCCACCAGAACCACCCTCATTTAAAACGTCGTAAAACTCTGTATATTGCTTTATGTAGTCTTCTTTTGTGAACATAGTATTTTAGTTGTAGAGACACCTTTTGTATAAGGCAGGTATTTCATTTTTATATTATACTTTTTCAAAAAATCTTCAGTTAGACCCATTTGTTTCATTAGAGCCTCGCCAGTCCAATCATCTCCGTGAATTATGTAGTTAGGCTTAACTCTTTTGATTGCTATTGTTGAGTCTTTTCCTCCAGTGTTAATAACTACTCCATCTACGCACCTCAACTCACCTATAACAGTCAATCTATCCCTCAATGACATTAAAGGCTTCCTCTTGTATTGGGTAGCAAATTCATCTGTATTAACAGAAACAACAACCTTTCCTAACCTCTTAGCTCTTTTAAATAGATTGATATGACCAGAGTGCAAACAATCAAATGTCCCTCCGATATAGCTAATTTTTGACATACATTACATTGCTTAGTTTTTTATGTCTGCACTTAGTGACCAGTTCCTCTATTAACTGCCCGTCAGACTCTTGGTTTTTAGTGCCAAAATGGCTCACCAGCGACTTTTTAACAACAAAGCCACCAACATCAATATAACCGACCTTTGGGCAAACAGACACCATTAAATAGTCAGCTCTGTCGTGTATCCAGTCACAATAAACCAAGTCATAGTCAGTCATTTGTTGCGACATTTTATCTACAAAGTTAGGCGTATAGTAAGCGTCATCAGCTGGAAAACAGAGGTATTCGCCATTAGCAAGGGTTATCCCCAATTCTTTAACAGAATATCCCCAATCGTTAAACCTATCACAAGGAAAGTATTTTATTCTCTTGTCTATGCTAGAAACATCATTAATTCTTTCCTCGCTTTCGTCCATAACTAAAAGCTCCCAATCACCGTTAGTCTGGCATATCAAAGAGTATGCTAAAAGCTTCAGGTGATTGGGTCTATTGTAGGCTGAGCAGATGAAAGAAATCACATTATTTAGCTTCTTCATTTTTATCGTTCCTATGCTTCCAATTATGCTTAAACTCTTCTAAGGCGTTGCCAATTTCAATATTCCACTCTAGTGTTTCTTTATCTTGTGAAACCTTAGAAACATATTCATATTCCTCTAATTTCTCTTTAGCAATCAACTTATCAACAAGAGGTCTGGCACGCTCCATAACCCTTTCAGAATTAGCCATATTCTTATTAAAACGAGCTTCCAAGTCCTTTCCCTTAACCTCAACTTCACGCAATTCGGCAATAATCTTTTCTTGGTCAATATTAATAGTGGTGTTCTGACCCAACTTATCAATAGTCTTTTGGTCTGTAATTTTAATTTTTCTCATATAGTGTTTTGTAGGCTTCCTCCCAGAGATGAGCCTTATCTTTAATATTATAATTTTTAATTACATATTCACGGGCTTTCTTACCCATTGAACGCCTCAATTCTTTGTCATTTATTAGCAAATTAATCTCTTTGAGCCAATCGTCAGCGTTATCTCCTTTTACATACCTCCCATTAGTTCCGTCAATGTCGTTCTCGTAAGGGTCGCCACTAAACCTAGATACTATACAAGGTATTTCAAGCATTGAAGCTTCTAAGAACTTAACATTTGACTTAGCCCTGTTGAAGTAAGACTCTCTACGAGGGATTAATAGAATATCTAATCTTAGCTCATTTAGTGTGGTGAAGTATTCTACCATCTCTTTCCAAGGCACTAACTCTAGTTTGGTTAGCTTGTCCCAAAAAGCATACTCTCTTTGATGAACTTCATTAACCTTTGGATTTTCTTTTCTTAGCTTCTTGGTATGGAGACCAAACATAACTAACTGCACATCATCTCTATCGTGTAGCTGCTCTATTACAGGCTTAATAATATCAAAATCGTGATAGTAGGCAGTTGAACCGACAATACCTATTCTAACCTTTTTACTATCGTGTGGGTTAGTTGGGTCTAAATTATAAGGATACTTCATAATTTTATTTTACCTTTATTAAAATGTTCCATACTCGATTTAATTAATCATTACGCAAGGGAATTTCGTCCCAATCATCTTCATTGATGCAGTTAGGTAGGACTATAACATTAGGATTGTATTCACGATATTCCTTAGCCAGAAACTCAGTAGAACAGGTGACTAGGTCTGAGTTCCTTATAAAGTTATTGATGAGATTGTTCTTGTAATCGACATTTTGGTCAAAGCCAGCCTCATCTAGCTTATAAAATGCGTGGGTATCGTCTAGCTTGAAAGTATCATCATTATCAAAGACAATCTTTTTACCCATTTTCTTATATTCGATAGCTGTTTTGTGATGATTGACTGAGTCACCCCTATGAAAAACTATAATGTCAGACATCATTGACTCTTGAGCAATCTGACTAGCTGGCTTTAAAGCCCTACTCAAGCCCTTATGGTTGCCTAGCCAGCCGTTCTCAATCATCGGCAGAAGACAACGAACATACCAACAGCCCATATAATTTCCGCCAATAAAATAAACCTTAGACATAGCGTTTTTTTGATTTAATTTTCTTGACTTGCTTGTCCAGTCTGTTCCGTTGTTGTATCCACTCTATGTCTTCCCAGACCCACTGCTGGATATTTTTCGGCAAATTCCTCTGCTGTAATCTCCTGCCCAGTAGTCCCGTCAATGAAGCCATATTTTTTTTTAGTTATTTCAATTTTAACAGGCATATTTGCTTTCACGCCACGCTTGAGCCTATCGGCGTGAACTGAAGGCTCAAGCGGGAACAAATTAAATTATTAATTATGTTTAGGAACTCTTAGACTTAATCCACACGCCACTCGTATCTCGATTTTCGATTACGCCATACATCAAGTCAGCTACTACAAGAGTGCCGAGGTGTTGCAAGATATAATCAGTCTGTAAGCGAACCTTGTTTGGACCAGCCATACCGCTTGGGTTAGCACAAGCAAAAGCCAATGCAGACTTGTGGGCAAGCATACCGTCACGGTGACCAAGGTAAGTGCCGAGACGAGAAGTCATAATAACAGGGATACCATACAACTTGCGGACTTCACCCTTCAAGAGTGGGTCAGCACCACCAGTGTTCTGAACCAATGCGAAGCGGTCAATGGCTTGCAAGTGAGTCCAAACAACAAATGGGTGCAAGAAGAAAGCACGGTCGCTCTGTGGAACGTTGGCAGTGTCCAAGTATTGAATAGCCAAACGAATATCGGAGTCAGCAGTCACATTGGTAGAAGAACCAACAATCTGACTGAAACCACGACAGAGCTGCAACAAAGCATCTTCCAATGTAGCTGCTACGCTGTAACCAGCATTTTGAGCATACAGAGACTGAGCCTTGTAGCTAGACTTAATCTTAGAACCAACAGCGTCTTCAATCATAAAGGCGACGTGGTTGTGAACGTTGATAGTAAGAGTAACCTTACTGTCAGTGTTATCTACCAAAACAACTTCAGTAGCAGCAGCCTTAGCAGAAGCAGCCATCTGAGTAATGTTTGGCATATAGATGACGTTTCCGCCATCTGCAACTTCGCTAGACCAGTCTTCAAAGAAAGCCGCAGCTTTCAATTCTGCTCTAAAGAAGTCATTGACTCTGTTAGTCCATAGCGATGGAATTAACATTGCTGAGTCGGTTGTGTCCCAGTGGTTTGAGCCTAAAGCCATACCATTCAATTACCTCCTAAGTATAACTTGGATTACATACCAATAGACTTGCGGTGTTCTTCTTCTGTCATTCCGACAGCTTGAGTGATGTCCTTACTACCAGTTTTACCTGAATAGTTAGACGAACCTAGCTGTGCTTTTGACCGCTTTTCTTCAGCTTCTTTCTTTTCGATAAAAGCAGAGATTAGCGGAGTTTTCATTGCCTCTGACAGGGTTATGCCCTTTGCCCTAGCAACGTCATTAGCTTCGTTAATAACATCTTCAGAAACTCCCCTAGCAATCAGTATAGCCTCCTCCCTAGTTAAGCCGTTGGAGGTTTCATTAGTTTTTAAGGTTGGAGAGTCTTTTTTGGTTTCTTTAGCTGCCTTAGCGGCTTCCTCTGCCTTTTTTGCACGCTCATACAGCTTTGCGTTTGTCTCTTTGAGTTTAATGAAGTCCTCTAATGTAGGGGTGTCATCACTTTCCTCTTCACCACTTGTAGAGCTGGTGTCCTCAGTGTCCACTACTTCCTCATCGGTTGTAGTTTTCTCGTCATCTTCCATATTTTTTATAGGCTATTATGAAGCCAGATTTATGCCAATTAGAGTGTAGGCACTGCCACGGGTCTATAATCTAAGCGATTATATAAACGGTTGTGATTGTTTGCGTTCTAGCGTAATCATACGCTCAAGTCTCTTTATTGCTTTTACTATCTTATCTGATGCAATTTGTGAGGCTCTTACCTCAATGGCAATTCTTTCAGCACTTAATCCCTCTGTCTTAATGTTAAGCGGTCTATCCTTAATTTCACTAATTATAAACATCTTAGCCTCTTTCCAGTCGTCACTCTTTAAGAAATTACTTGTCATATTCTAACATATTTAACTTGATTGACTAGGATTTGCTTGTGCTAGTAGTGCGTCTGGCTTCTTTTGCTCTGGCATAGCACCGCCTTGAGCTTGCTGTAACTGTTGCATTTGCTTAGGTGTTAGCTTCCACCAACTAATGCCGTTATTCTCTAAGTATTGTCTAAACAAAGGAATATCGGTAATAGCTGGATTGGCTTGCACCATACCTAGAGCATTGAAATAAGCGTCGTTCATTGCTGATTTATCAACACTTTCATTGGTAGCCATCATCTTGAAACCCCACTTGAAGTCAAAGAACTTCTCACCAATATTAACTCTGCGACCAACAGTCTTAATTCCCTCGGCAACAGTGTTGTCAATCTCTGCGACTAGTTCTGGTGTCACCAGCTGTCCACTAAGCATAGCTTCCTTAGCCATATAGCGTTTAACAGCTTCGTCATAGACAGTAATGTCTTGGTCATCTTCAGCAATTTCAATCATTGTTTCCTTGTTCCACTTCTTAACAGTAGTAGGGAAAATATCAGCTAGTAAAATCTCGGCAATCTTCTCGCCTAAGTTCTGCTTATAGACGGTAAAGGCTGACTTAGCTGCGGAGTTAATAACTGCTACTGTTCTAAATGTAGTGTTGCTTGGGGCTTGCTCGCCCTGAATAATGTCAGGCGTGAGACAAAGTTTATCAGCCTGAGCTTCAATCTGTTGTAATTCAGAAATAAACTGTTGTAGTCCTCGGTTATCAATACCAATCTGTTGGAACTCTGGGTCAGAGATAATCTGCCCGTTGATAGCCTGCTCTAAAACATTGCCGACAACATCGGTGTTAGAAGTTTTGAAAAGTAATAGGCTGGCAATTTCAGTTGCTTGAGCGTTTTGATTAACGAGTTGGTTGGCTCGTTCTTGTAGTTTGAAAAGTCTTTCCACAACACCTGTGCGTAGCCACCTGCCACGATACCTGCCAATGTGAAAATCGTAATATAGTGTCTCCTCTGTATCGTCTTCCCAAAGTATGATTTCTTTCTCACCATAGCCATAGCCGATAGTATGCTTGTAGGTAGGTTTTGCACCATCTTCTGCGTAATAACCAGAGAACTCCCAAATCTCAATATTATCTTTGTCTTTTTCTATGTCTAATACTTCCTTAACATTATCCCAAATACCGTCTTTCTCCCAAAGCTGATTGTTAGACAGGTAGTGCAGTTCAACAATGCCGTCAGAGTCATTAATATTCCTAACTTTCTGATTGAAGCAAAGGTTATCTAATTTACATTCTTCTAGCTTGGTTATGCCGTCTTCTTTGACTTTCTTCCAGACCATTGAGCCATAGGTAGCAAGACCCTCTGAAATATCATTAATGGTCATATAAAAACCTGTCTCTCTGAACCACTCTTTAACTTTCTTTCTCAAAGCCCAAGCCTGCACAAAGTTTATCTCACCCTCCCCATAAGGTAAAAAGTCTTTAGTGTCTAGGTCAATGTTCTTAGAGAAGTGGGTAATACGGTAGTTAGAAATATTCCAAAATAGAGCGTCATCATCACGCTCAACATACTTAGAATTAATATAAAAGTTAATCCTCCTAAGTATTTCTTTTTGGTTAAATCTTAGGGTCGATGAATTACCATTGCCAGCAACTAGGTCGATGTAGGTTTCATCACAAGCTTTAATTATTTCTTGGACTTTTTTAGAAATTTGCATATTAGATAAATCCTTTCTTGGATTGTTGGCTAAATGGGTTAGTTATTCTAGGCTTATAAGTTTCTAGAGCATATCTGATTGCGTCCATACTGTGATTAAAGCTGTCTTCTGGCTCATTAGTTATTCTACCATTTTTATCTTGAATAAACAAATAGTTTCTATATTCCTTTATCAAATTAATACTCCTGCTAGTAATTGAACACCTTTGGTCTTGGATAAACTGAATACCTTGGCTAACACTTCCCTGTCCTTTGTTAGCTCCGATAATATTCACTCCGTATAGTTTAAGCTCGTCAATACTCTTAGGCTCTGAACTATCAGCTATCACTAAAGCCTTTGGTTGATTGTTTAAAATATCGGCAATCTGTTTATTACTTAATCCTTTCTGGTAACAAACTTCGTCAAAGATAAATCCTCCATTGTATTTATAGACAGCTACGATTGCAGTAGGGTCGTTAGTGTAACCGAAGTCTAGTCCGTATCTTTCTAACTTAGCTTCGTGTGGTATCTCGTTGATATATTCCCAATCCTTATAGACCTTACGCTCTTGATTGCTTGGCTCGCCTAACCACTTATGCTTATAGAGACTTGGTCGCTTCTCTTTGTCGTCTTCAATTTCTTTTAAAATAACATCGGGCATCATCTTATACTTGATAGCAATGTCGTAATTAACATTGAGAAGCAAAGTATTTGGTCTGCCTTGTATTACTAATCTAGTGTGAACTGGGTCATCTTCTAGTAGGCGGTTATATGTGTAGATGATTTGTGAGCCATCTTTTCTTACTGTCGGCGTTAGAACTTCTAAGCTCTTTTCTGAAACTGTCTGGGCTTCTTCTACCCAAGCTATATCTATGCCCTCAATAGATTTAATAGACTGCTCGTTATTCCACAATCCTTTGAAAATGAAGTCTGAACCATTTACAGAGTTGATGATTGAGTTCTGGGTAGCTTTAAAATCTGTAAGGTTAAATTCCTTAATTAAGTCTAGTAATAATTGATAGGAGCTTTCAGCTATTGATGATTGAAATTCTCTGAAGCAAGCCACTCTTGTCTTTGCCTGTCTAGCTCTTACAAGTAAAAGCCTAGCTACTGTATGGGATTTTAAAGAAAAACGACCTCCGTAGATAGCCGCTTCTCTCCAATCTCTATCAAATAACCTCTGATACTCCCTCGGTATTGTTATTGTTTTGAGTTGAGTCATCTATAAATTTAACTAATACTGGTTGCAAGTCCTTGCCGTCTGCCCCTGTTAGCTCATTACGCTTAGAATAATTCTTCTTATCTAGGGTTTCAGCTACGAACTTACTCATATCACTAACAGTCTTAACAAAGTCTTTATCGTTAGTATCTAGTTGGAGGATAGCTTCTATGTTTCTATTGGCTAACATTAGCTTTCTATCTCTACGCCAGCCCTCTACCTTATCATAAAAATTGAGATAGTTATTTTCGTGCCACTTATAAATAGTAACCTCTGGCATTTCTTTAATCCTAGCTATTTCTTTAAGATTTTTGCCGTCCAAAATAAGCTGTTTAATTTCTACTAACAGCTCATCTGTTAAATCAGTTGGACGACCGACATCTGCCATATTAAAAGTTAATAAATTTATCTGTGAAGTCTCCTGCTTCTTTCTGGTAATTGTATTTGTCTAGTAATGGAGAAATGGATTTGTTGAAGATATTCTTAAGCTCGTCTTTAGTAGATTGCCTATCAATCTTGTTTGCTTCTGCCTTGAGTATAATGTTAGTCCTGTTATAGCACACGCCTAGCATTATACCTTTGTCATTTATATCAATCTCATTACAAAAATCAAAAGCAGTGGCACAAGTGTCCATATTAGTTAGCCAACTTCTTAGCTAAGGTAAAACCTGTAATGGCTAGTTGGTAGCCGTATGAGTCTAGGATTACTTGAACCTTTTCAGCACACTCCTTCTGCTTCGCTAGTTCTAGTTCCTGATCTAGTTGTTCTGGTGTTTGTTCTGGGTTTTCCACAGGTGTTTCCACAGGGGTGTTAATAACTTCTTCACTAGTGACTTCTTCTAATATTTCTTTATCCATATTTTTAAAATTATCTTTTAAGCTTATTTAAATTGTCTGCCCTTTTTAATGGAGCAGACTTGACTTTGTATCGTTTGCAAGAGCAAGGCAAGTCGTCTGAAATATAACTCCCTAAGAAGCGTATAGTTCGATGAAGATATTTGCCTAATAAACTCATAGCTTGATTAAACGATACCGCCAATAAGGTCTTTCATTCGGTAAGTAATACTGGGATTACCATAGAATATATTACACCTTAAAAGCAGAAGCCTGTAATGAAGCTTGATTGAGCCTTCAATTGGTTGGAATTCCTGAACCAAAAGCCCTCCCAAACTCTACTGCAATACTAGCATTTTATTAATTGACTGTCAATGTAGCTTGACTTATTTTTAGCGGTATGTTAAAATACTTTGGTATTTTTAAAACTGAATAGACGGCAAATATCTAAATCATTCACTTTTCAAAACAAGGAAGCTGGTAATGATGTTATAACAAGGCTGAGAAGCTTGCCGTCGTAACATTGTTGCTGGCTTCTTTTTTTTGAAATTAAAAATAATCATATGGCTCAACGTAGAATGTTCTCAAAAACAATAACAAGCTCTGGTAAGTTCTTAAAAATGCCACAGAGTAGTAGACTCTTGTATTACGACCTTGGTATGCAAGCAGACGATGACGGCTTCGCTGAATGGTTTACAGTTATGAAGATGACTGGAGCGGCTGAACAGGATTTGTCAGTTCTGAGTAGTAATGGTTTTGTTAAGGTCTTTGACGAGAATGTTTTGGTCATTAAGGACTGGAAAGAGAACAACTATATTCAGAAAGACCGCTATACTGCTAGTAAATATCTCAATGTATACGATATGGATACAGAATGTATACAGTCTGTAAACACAGGTAAGGTAAGGATAGGTAAGAGTAAGGATAGGTTAATACCAGAGACAAGCTCTGACAATCCTCCCAAAGATATTTTCAACTACCAAACAACTATCACTAGATGGCTTACAGGAAAAGACGAAGCATACCGCCTAATCGCCCAAATGTTCCAGTATAAGAATTTGAAGTTTGAGACCGCCGCCCAAATGCAAGCCGCCGCTCGCCGCCACCTCAAGGCTGCCCACCTGATACTCCCGTTTAGCCAAGAACAGAGAGATACAGCACTTTCCCGTATGTTAGAAAATAAAGCTCTAGGAAATGAATGGACTCTAGACACACTTTATAAATATCTAACTAAATAATATGAACCTAGATAGCTTGTCGCTAGAAGAACTACAAAACATAGACCCAAACGCACCTGATAAAATCGCTCCACTAAAAGATGTAATTTTAAAAATACCTAAAAACTCCGTTCGCTTCCCTAGCACCTTTCTGGAATTAGACCGAGCAATGAATGGAGGATTTAAAGACGGAGACCTTGTCATCATCTCTGGTGTGAGCGGTGAGGGTAAGACAACCTTAGCTCAAACACTGACCTATAACCTTTGTCTGTTTAATACTCCTGTCTGTTGGTTTAGCTACGAAGTAAGTCTTGAACACCTAGACCGAAAGTTCAGAGAGATGGGTATATCAGATTTTTATCACGTCTTCGTTCCTGAAAAAAACACCACTGGGAAATTAGACTGGGTCAAACTTAAAATAATTGAGTCCTGTGCTAAGTATGACACCAAGATTATCTTCATTGACCACATAGACTTCTTGTCGCCAATGGAAACTAAGACCTCTGACAATCAATCTATTGCTCTTAAAAATATTGCCACCGAACTAAAATCTCTAGCTATCGAACTAGGCGTTGTCATTGTTTGTATGGCTCACTTGCGTAAATTACCTGACGCTAAAAAAGAGCCTGATATGCAAGATATTGGCTATTCAGCTGGTATCTTCCAATTAGCTGACTATGTCCTGATTGTCTGGAGAGAAAAGATTGAAGCTAAGAAGTCCTTAGCTGGTGGAGATGTCGGAGAACTGACTACTGGAAACTCTTTTGTGAAGATTGTCAAGAACCGAGAGACAGGAACTCTTAAAGTAATAAAACTCTATTATGAAAAATCAAGACTCAATTCATTTGACCAGATGCCTCCAGTTACTCAAGCAGATGACACCACTACTCGTTGGGAAGGACTTATTCCTGACTGATATGATGACGGAAAAGATAGACAGACTTTGGCTAAAGATATTCCTAAGAGATTGGATTAAGACTGGCAAATCCCTACACAAACTATCTCCGAACAAGGAACTGGCAATAGAACTAAACAACCTTTATAAAATTTATTTAAAATTATGAAACTGCTAAGAAGCATATTCCACCTACTGTATAGGACTGAGTTAGTCCCAACCAAGTATGTCATCAAATACCGCAAGTGGTTAGAGAAACAAGAAATAAAATCACATATCAAACAATATGACAAATGAAACTCAAATTGACTTCGTTATAAGACACCTAAAGATGAACGGGTATATAACTAGGAATGAATGTCTAAAAGCATACATTTCGAGGCTTGGAGCTTTGATTTGTATTCTCGAGAAGAAAGGCTATAAGTTCCAAGCTAAGTATATCAAGACCCCACAAGGCAAGGACTACTGCTACACTTGGTTGAAAGACGGGCAAGCATCTCTGCTCTAGGGTGTGCATATCTTTACTATCAATCTACAATACAGCAATAATCCCCTTATTTTAATAGGCTTGACAACTTTATTATTATAGTATAATATAAAGACATAGAGATAAGCACTAGACTATTGGCAGGGACTACGGAAGGGGTAAACCTAACCAAGACAATCCTTGCCTCCAGTCTGGTCAATCTATCTCTACTTAATAATTAAAGCCTAACCGAAAAACGGAGGCTACAAATAATATGACTACTGATGAACAATGGGCAGAAGCCCGAGAGACCATAGACGACACTGATTATGGTTTAGACGAAGATGAAACTGGAGAAGACCACGGCAAAGGAACTTACGACTGTCTAGAAGAACCAGACCAAGAACCAGAAGCAGTCGAGTCAGAGGGTGTAGAATTAGAATGGTAATTATATGTTTAAAATAACAATCGAACTAACAGACGACGAAACAAAGGAAGCATTTACCTTGACTCGTCACTACTCAAATCAAGTTAGTGGCGAGCATATCAAGAACGAAGCAGTGGATATGTTTTACTCACTAGAACAGGCTAAGGAATGGAACGGGGAATTTAAGGTCAAAAAGCTCTAGCGGTATCTTATATCAACTTTAATAAATAAATCGCAAGGTGAGGCTCCCAGTGGCTAAAAAAGGCATACTAGGAGCTGAACCACTAACTACTTTTATATGGAAAAACTACTAGAGAAGATTATCACTATCAGTTCAGTCACTAACCTAAACCCAGAAGACAAGAAGCCTATAAATTTCAAAGATGAGAACGGCGACAAATACACTCTTTTTAAATTTAAAAAAGATGGCACTAAGTCTATGGCTTACCAGATGTTTGAAACTCTGCCTTATGGCGGAGACGGACAGACAATAGGGATTGCTTACACCGAAGAACCTAAGACCTTTGTCAATAACGATGGCAAGGAAATCTCTTTTACTCAAAGGACTGTTATGGTCGTAAAGAAACCTAGCGAGATTAGAGTAGCTAATCAAGTTCCTAACAGCTACAATTCATTTGCTCAACACTCTGATAATAGTTCAGCTCCTAAGCCAGTATCTAAGACCGAAGAAAAGACTGATTGGGATAAAATTGCATTTGGTAAATCGAAGCACGGATTTTTGATTGAAGCATTTAAATCCAACCTAGGTAATCCAAATATCAAGCTAAGTGAGATTGAAGCTATCGCAGAAGAATGGGCTAGAGCTAGTATGAGGATTTTACCTAAGACCACTGCTCAGAGCTTTGGAGTAGAATTGCCAACCATAGAACAAGAACCAGTAGATGATTTGCCTATTCCCTTTTGATATGCAACACAGAATAAAGATAGTGGGGACTGCTGAAATTGACAGTCCCCTAGACGATAAACAAGACTATTCAATCGCCCTAAAGCGTTGCTCGGTCAAATCAACTAACAGGAATTCTAATACTGATGATGGGGAATACTGCTACACCTATTCACTGGAGAGCCTAGACGAAGTAACAATTATTGGAGCTGGAGCTACTGTTATTAAGGGGAAGGTCAAGAGTCAAAGCAAGAAGTTAAGAAGTAGAATTTACTTCCTAGCTCAGGAACGAGGATTAGACCCAGAACAACTTTACCAATCCATAATGCAACACCTTATTTTGAATATAGAAGAAATTTATGACAGGAAAGATTAACAAGGTAGAACTACTGAACCTTTACAGGTCTGGAGATTACTCTCAGAAGGACTTAGCTGATATGTTCGCTATTTCTCCTCAACACTTTCAATACATACT